ATGAGCCGAAATGAAGATCTGAATGCTGACTGGCATCCCGAGACCATAAAAGCCGAAATCCACAAACGTGGTTTGTCCCTCCGGACGCTCTCCCTTCAGGCTGGTTACAGCAAGGATTCCCTGAAGAGTGTGTTGCGTACTCCCTGTAAGCCTTATCAGCAGATCGTCGCTGATGCTCTGGGTGTTTCCCCCGAAATAATCTGGCCAAGTCGTTACAGAACCAGTAGCTACGTCAATAAGGCGGTCTGAGTATGTTCTATGTTGCTAAGGAATTAGTTGGCATACCAGGCCTGCCAAAAACAGCAAAAGGTATCAGAGAGGCGCTTTGCCGGTTCTCCGCTGGCTCAGAAGAGCTTGTTCGTAAACGCACTGGAAGCAAAGCCTTTGAATATCACATTGACTGCCTTCCCGAGGCAGCTCAGAAAGCGCTACGTGCTCGCCAGATAAAAGAACTGATGAACGGTTCACCTAAAGAGCAACCTGTCGTTCCTGCTACCGCATCGGCTACGCCACGCGCCAAAGGTGTCGAGGAGAGCAAAATCGCGGTGTACCGCAAATGCCCGGCGCTGATGGAACAGAAGCTGAACGGTCTGACAGCGGCACAGCGCAAGACTGCTGATGCGCGTATGGCTCTGGTCGCTGAAGTGCTGCGCCTCGGAGAACTGCCGGGATACAGCCGGGCAAAAGCTATCCGCGAGATTGTGCGTCAGGCTCAGAGTGGTGAACTGCCTGAGAGACTGGCCGTTGCCGTCTCGATGGCGAACGCCAAAAAAGGCGCGTCACGGTCGCTGAGTGAAATATCACTCAAGCGCTGGGTGGCTGATTTCAATAAAACCCGCTCTGCCGCTGAACGTCTTCTTTTGCTTGCTCCGGGTAAACGTCAGGTCGTCAAGCCTGAAGAAATCAGATGGTTGCCAGAGTTCCTGAGTTTTTATCGTCGCCCTGACGGTCGCGGTATTCAGGAAGCCTACGATGATTTTGCAGCTGAATGGGCTGAGCGTTACCAGGATGATTCGATGATGGCCGCAGCCATCCCTTCTTACGATCAGGTGTGCTATGCCATGAATAAATTACCCGTTGTTGTTAAGCAGAAAGGCCGTATCACAGGTAGCGAGTTCCGTCAGTATGAGGGCTTTGTCCGCCGTGACTGGGAGTCATTACCGGTTAATTACGTCTGGATTGGTGACGGCCACGGCATGAAGATGAAGGTCGCCCATCCTGACCACGGAAATCCTTTCTCCCCTGAGGTGACGTTTATTCTGGATGGCAGTTGCCGCTACATTGTTGGGTGGAGCCTGGCGCTGTCTGAGACCGTGATAGCCGTTGCAGATGCGCTGCGTCACGGGATTAAAAACCACGGTAAACCGTTCCTGTACTACTCCGATAACGGCGGTGGCGAGACCAACAGTACCTTTGATGCTGAACTGACCGGTATTCTGCCCCGTCTCGGTATTGATCACCGTCTGGGTATCCCTGAAAACCCGCAGGGGCGCGGCATCATTGAGATCCTTAACAAAACGCTGGGGATGCGTATATCCCGTCAATTTGCTACCTACTACGGTACAGGGGCAGACCGTGGCACTGTTCGCCGCATGACAAAAGCGCTGCAGTCCGCGACGAATGCGGCCAATAAGGGTAAAGAGCTGACAGTAAAGCAACAGCAGACTATGCGTGATCTGCCCTCATGGGAATCGCTGATTGAGCACATTGAGGCAGGTGTGGAGTGGTACAACAACCGCCCGCATGAGTCTCTGCCACTTCGCGGTGACGGTGAGCACTTCACCCCGGCGCAGTTCCGGCGCTACAAGCTGGAAAAAGAAGCGACAGAAATAGAATGGCTGTCGGATCTGGAGCTGCGTGAGATGTTCATGCCGCAGATAGAGCGTACCGTCAATCGCTGTGAGGTCCGTTTATTCAATAACCTGTATTACTCCGCTGAGCTGAGTAACGAGCACGGTAATAAAGTGCTGGTTAATTACGATATTCACGACGCAACCCGAGTGGTTATTCGTCGCCCGGATGGTTCATTTATTTGCGAAGCTGTCTGGGATGGCAATAAACAGCAGGCATTCCCGGTCACTGCCGAATATCACCAGCGCCAGCAACGTATCAAAGGGATGCGTCAGCGCGGCGAGGAGAAGGTCCGCCTGGCCGAGGCCGAGAACGTCCACACCCTGCCAGCTCCGGCAGAGCAGGAATGGCTGCATGGCAACGTCTATCGCCCCGCTCGTGGTGCTGCACCTGCAGCGCTGGCAGAAATGGAGGAAGAAGAATACAGCGAGGATGAGTATCTGAATAACTCGCTGGATATGCTGGAATCAAATAAACGTAAAAACGCTATTTAAGGCCGTTTAAATACCCTTCAAATAATGGAGAGAATTATGTCTGAGGTGAATATTTCCGATATTCGCGAGGTTCTGCGCAACCTGGTTGATGGTAACCGATTTACTTTTGCTCAGGTTGCCCGTGAAACCGGCTTATCAACCGGTGTGGTCAGTGGCTTCATGAACAATAAATATGCCGGTGATAACGACCGCGTCGAGAAAGCTCTGCAGCGCTGGGTCAATAAACAGCATTCTGCTGCAGAACTGCCGGAGCCCCCGCGCTTTATTGAGACCCCGACAGTTAAACAAATCTGGACAGCCTTTCGCTATGCCCACCTGACGGAGTGCATCGGCGTGGTCTGCGGCAACCCCGGCGTAGGTAAGTCGGAGGCGGCACGTGAATATCGCCGCAGTAACGATAACGTCTGGCTGATAACGATCACCCCGTCCTGCGCCAGTGTGCTGGAGTGCCTGACCGAACTGGCCTATGAGCTGGGGATGAATGATGCGCCGCGCCGTAAAGGACCGCTGGCCCGCGCTCTGCGCCGCCGTCTTGATGGTACTCAGGGCCTTGTCATCATTGATGAAGCTGACCATCTGGGCGCGGAAACGCTCGAAGAGCTGCGCCTGCTGCAGGAGGCCACCCGCGTCGGGCTGGTACTGATGGGTAACCACCGCGTCTACAGCAACATGACCGGCGGTAACCGCACCGTCGAGTTCGCCCGCCTGTTCTCACGCATTGCCAAACGTGTGGCGATTAACAAGACCAAAAAGGCGGATGTGGAAGCGATTGCTGACGCCTGGCATATCGACGGCGAAAAAGAGCGTGATCTGCTTCAGAAGATTGCGCAGAAGCCCGGCGCACTGCGCATCCTAAGTCATTCCCTGCGGCTTGCAGCGATGACGGCTCACGGCGCAGGTCAGGCTGTCAGCGAGAGCTACATCCTCAAGGCGCTGCGCGATCTGGATCTGGATGTTGATGTTTCGACGTTATTAAGGGGCTAACACCATGATTACTGAACGTATTGCTGAACATGTTGGTATGGCCACCGCTGCGCAGGCATGGCTGCAGGCGCGCGGTAGTCGTGTTACGGAGATGCGGGTGTGGATGCGCCGCCCGTGTCTGGAAATCACCTGTCCGCCGACTGAACTGGTGAACAGGGCTAATCATCTGATTGAACGCTGCCCCACCGGGACCCGCTCCGTGTGGATGGCCACTCTCGAAGGTTGTCATGTTATCTGGAGGTAGTTATGCAAAAGCGCCGTAAGTGGACCAAGTCCGAAATTCAGTTTGTCTGTAAGAATGCCGGGAAAATGACGGCAGCGGAGATGGGCGAGAAACTTAACCGCACCCGTCAGGCCATTCAGTCTCAGGCTAACCGCTGGGGCTTGTCCGTTCTGGTTAAACCATCGGATGATCATGATATCTACCTTTGCCGTGAGCTTTATAAAGAGGGCCTGAACATTCCTGTTATTGCCGAAAAAATGGAATTAAGTCGCCGTGTTGTTTCGAATATTGTTTATTCAGATTGCTATTAATTCAGTGAGGACTTTATGAATACTGCAAATACCATTCCGGACGGTTACCGGATTAACGCTCAGGGTCATTTAGTTCCTGAGTCACAGATTAAACCGCTGGATAAGCTGCGTGATGAGCTGGTTATCGGCGTTGTTGAAGCGGCCCGCCTGCAGCGTCAGTCGCTGGTCGAGTTCAAGCTGGGTTCTATGACAAAAGTCGATGATTTTGTTGACCTGTCCGCCGCAGAGTTTGGCGTCGAATATGGCGGCGCTAAAGGTAACGTCACGCTACCCAGCTTCGATGGTCGCTATAAGTTGGTTCGTGCCGTGGGCGAGCATCGCATCTTTGATGAGCGCATTCAGGCGGCGAAAAAGCTGATTGATGATTGTATTCATGAGTGGTCAGCCGGGGCTGACGAAAAAATTATGGCGATGGTCGATCATGCCTTTCGCGTCAACAAACAGGGCCGGATTGATATCAATCAGGTGCTGAGCCTGCGCTCGCTGAATATTGACGATGCCAAATGGAATGAAGCGATGGACGCCGTGGCCGATGCTATCCAGGTCACGGGAACCAGCCAGTATCTGCGTTTATATGAGCGTCAGGATAATGGCACTTATAAGCAGATATCGCTGGATTTAGCCAAACTCTGAATATTCGTTAATTAAAATTTATTAATTTCCGGCGTCAGCGCCGTGGGGTTGCTCACGCCGAAAATCAGTAAGGACATATTATGAATCCGAAAACAAAAGGTATTTTTGAGGCTGCATTCGCCAAATGGGGATTTGAATCTCAGGTGCTGGTTCTTTCCGAAGAAGCCAGCGAATTATCAGCTGCCTGCTCGCGTTTTCTTAACCACAAAACCGACAGCAGCAAAGTGGCTGAAGAAGCGGCGGATGTCGAGATCATGATTGAGCAACTGCGTCATAACGGGATGGGCCCGATGATTGACCATGAAAAGAACCGCAAGATGGCGCGTCTGGCTCAGGTTGTTGGTGTTGAGTCACAACCTGTCAGCCCCTTTGGTCCGTCCGTTATGGGGCTTCTGGAGGAAGCGACCGAACAGATGGGGCTGGCAGAAACCCTCTATCGCGACACCAAAACCAGCAATCGTTATGCCGCCGCCCGCGCCCGTATGGCCGTCAGTCTGCTTATGCAGGCCGCACAGAAGATGATGCGCGAGCAACAGTATGCCGAACGTATGCAGGCGGAGGGCAAATCTCATGGTTAATTTAGAGCAGGTTAAAGCCGATATTGCAGCCCGTAAGGCGATGCCAGCATGGGGGGCTAATACTTCCATCGAACGCATTAAGACCATTAATGCCACGCTTCCCAGCTTTTCACTGAAAACGGTCGAGGCGCTGGTAGAACGCATCGCTGAGTTGGAGGGTGCTCTTGAAGTTTCTCAGGGGGATTTATCCGACACAGAAGACGCAATGCATTTGTGGGCTGAGCGTGCCAGGAAAGCCGAGTCCGAGCTGGAATCCCGCACCGTCACCATCGAGCCATTCCGTTCGTTTGTTACTAATGCCGATTTAGCAGCGTTACACCGCTTCGCAGAATGTTGCAATGACCCTGAATCTGGCGGCCACGATTTGGAAAAAGAGCAAGTGCTGCGACTTGAGGCAATTGGTGCATTGCGGCGATCTGGTTGCGTTCACTGGATTACTGGTTTTGGCGATGTCCTGATTTCTATTACGGCTGGCATCAAGGTGGAGGCTGGTACTTTTCGGGAAAACGGGAATTCGTCAACCGTATATTTTCGGGAAATATCGGAAACGTCAACTAAAGGCGGTAACCAATGACCCGCTCAAACGCAATCCAGATCATCCATATCGCCAAAAGCCACCTGGCGCTTGACGATGACACTTACCGCTCCCTGCTGGGGACGGTAGTTCCGGGCAAGTCGAGCTGTCGCGAGATGACCATCATCGAGCTGCAGAATGTTATCCAGGCACTGGAGGCTAAGGGGTTCAAAAGCAAACCTCAGCGCCGTTCTAAGCGCCGCATGTCTGCCCCGTCTGACGTGAGTCTGAAAATCCGCGCGATATGGAAAACGATGTTTAAAGAGGGTTTTATCCGGGACGGTGGCGATATTGCGCTCGACCATTTTGTCCAGCGCCAGACACGCATCTGTAATGGCGGCGCTGGCGTCTCCAGCCTTGAGTGGTTACGAGCCGACGCCGAGGACAACCTGCTAGAGAGCCTGAAGCAATGGCATATCCGGGAGATGAAAAAAGCCATGCTGGCACACCATGCCCGACTCCCCGAAAACCCAGTTACCGGTGACGAAAGCCGGGACTATGACACAATCTGCAGCGCTTATGCTGACGCAGCCAGAAGGTGGAAAAAATGAGTATGAGTGACGATCTCTTTGGTGATGTGCAGGATGACAGCATTCTGGACCATATTGATGATGAGATGGAGAGTTCCCGCTTTCCGTCGTTGTTGGCCGAACTGAATGCTTTATTGCGTAAGGAGCTTGAGCGCTTTGGTTATGACCCGCGTCACTCCGTTGAACTGGTCGCAGCCATCAGCAGTAAAATCGGCGGAATGCAGGTTTACTTTCCACGCGGTCAGGTGCTTGAGCAGCTCGTCAGGGATATGCGTATCTGGCGTGATTTTCAGGGTAACAACATCCCGGAATTGGTTGAGCGCTACCAGGTGACCTATAAAACAGTGTATAAAGCTATCAGGCGTATGCGCAGGCTGGAAGTAAGTAAACGCCAGTATTCTCTGGACATGGAGTGATAATAATGGTCGGTGGTATTTTAATAAACCTAGTGGTTGTTGTATGTTGCTTCTGGGTGTTTTTTGATGCAGCAAACAACCATATTGGAATGCATACAGTTAAAGATGGTATTAACAAAGGTTACAGAAGTGGTTTATCCCCTATTGTTTGGGGGGCTGGTTCTTTATTGATTTTTCCATTCATTATCTATCTTTACAGGCGAAAAACACTGCTTTCTATTGCTAAGGAATACCCTGTGCAAACGGATAAAAGCACTGGCTTTATAATTGTTTTTTTGATTGTATCTGCGGTGATGATTTACTCATTCAAAGATATTTTATTTATCTAGTAGAATCAAACTTAAAGGAAGCCGGTTAATCCGGCTTTTTTTATGCCTGCCACAAAATGAGAAGGAACCCACATTTACCTTCTTCCTTGTAAAAGGTGCAGGCATGACAACAACATTCTCCCCCGCGTTTTTACACGCACTCTCTTTCATTCGCGCCCGCGAAGGTGGTTATGTTAATGACCCCACCGACAAAGGCGGCGAAACCAAATACGGCATTTCTGATAAACGCGACGGTCTTGCCGATGGCAAAACCGACGTCGATGGCGACGGCAAACCCGATACCCGAATTAAGGACCTGACCGAAGAACAGGCCGGGCAGATCTATTTCCGCGATTACTGGTATCCGGCTTACTGCACCGACTGGCCGGACGGCATCTCGCTTTTTGTCTTTGATTCCGCCGTACAACACAATCCTAAAAAAGCGGTCCAACTCCTGCAGGATGCGGTCGGTGTCACCGCTGACGGCATTGTCGGCCCTAAAACCACTAAAGCGGTTATCGGCGCTGATGCTGAATGGCTGCTGAATCGCTGCTTCCTGCGCCGCTCCCGCTATTACGCCGACATCATCAAATCCAATTCTTCTCAGGGTAAATACCTTAACGGCTGGTTTAACCGTCTCGATGAGCTGGCGAACGCCTGTCAGGAGGTCATTGGCGGTCAGGTCTCGGTTCCCCGGAGCTGAGCATGGGTAAAGGCTGGGATTCATCGTTACGTGCGGGGCGGCGCGATCGCCTCCGTCAGGAGGTGCTTCACCGGGTTGCCGGTGGCCCTCCACCCGTTCCACGCGATTACAAAGGCTGCGACGGTACTCATGCCAGTTATTACCGCAGGGGCTGGGACTCCGTCGATACACGAGACATCGTCTGGCAGTGCCAGCGATATAAGGAAAAGCATAATGTTTAAATTAAATACCGACGGGCTGATTCAGGCGTTGATCCGGGTATTTCAGTCCGGCTGGTCTGTGGTCGTTCTCGCCGGTTTATCGCTGCTGCTCTGTTGTTTCTATGGCCGTCAGGCATTTGTTGTCTGGTGGCTGACGTTCTCCGGTGCCCTGTTAATGGCGGCAAGTATCTGGCTCGGCAACCTGCCTTATCGTTTACGTCAGCCTGACCGCCCGGCCCGAAAGTGGGTACGTTGTGTCTCGTGGCTGATCTGGGCTTTCGGCGCTTTTCTGCTGGCCTTTTCCCCCGTCTTTGCAACCAGTCCGGTCGTCATGCTGCTTAACCCTCTCGCCGGTCTGACCGTGGTCATTCTGTATGCCTGGCTGGTTCGTAAGGAGGTAATAAATTGGATCCTGTAACGCTTTCCACTATTGCCTCCGTCCTGCTGAAGGCCGGACCTTCTCTGGTTCGTACCGTCGGCGGCTGGTTCGGCAGCGACAGTACCACGGCGAAAGCCGCTGATTCGGTGGCCAGCATTGTCGAGACTGTCAACGGTGCGATTAATCCCGCCGACCAGCAGCGCGTGCTGGAGCAGAAGCTGGCGCAGCTGCCGCCCGAGCAGCTAGTCCAGTTGGAGGGCCTCAAGGTACAGCTGCAGCAGTTCCAGCTGGAGCGGGACAAGGCGCAGATGGCCGACCAGCAGGCCGCGCACCACGAACAGCAGGAAACCATCCGCAACGGCGACAACGCCACGGACGAATATGTCCGCCAGACCCGCCCGCTGATGGCCCGCTTATCCCTCTACAGCAGCATTGCTTACGTGATGATCATGTCTCTGGGCCAGCAGGCTGGTGCGGTGGCAGGTGCCTTTGGTCATGCGTTTTCCATGCCTGCACCGGACTGGGATATTTCGCTGATGCTGGCGACCCCGGCGCTGGGTTATCTGGGTTTCAGGACGCTGGACGGGTTCGCCCGGTACAGCAAATCCAGCAAACACAAGGTCATGGTGGGTAAATGACGAGAGCATTTGATCGCGCCAGCGACCTTGAAATGGAAGAGCGCGAACGGGCTTTAAACAACCATTTAAACCGGGTTAAAGAGCTGCCGGAGAATTACGGATTTTGTAACGACTGCGGTGCGGCTATTCCCGTAGCCCGACTTCAGGCGCTGCCGTATGTCGCGACCTGTTTCACCTGTCAGTCCATCAGAGATATCAGGGGGGCGCATGGGCTGGGAAATTATTAAGGGAAACTGGGCGATCATCTGGGCGTTGTTTATGTCTGCCGTGAACGTCATTCAGCTCCTCCTGGCCAAAACCTATGTCAAACGCGAGGAACTGGAGCTGATGCGCACCCGACTGCAGAGCATTGAGAACACTATCGCCGGGCTACCTAGTCAGAAAGACCTGCACCAGCTGCAGCTGGAAATGAGTAATTTGCGGGGTGACCTCCGCGAACTGGGCCCGGCGATACGCCAGGTGAAACATGTCAGCGACCTGCTTCTGGAAAATGAGCTGAAGGAAAAATAAGAGGTGACTATGCGTGACATTCTCGACCAGGACCAGCGCCTGGTTATTCTGCGATCCCTTGTCGAATGCGGCGACAGTGCCAACGAGTCGATTCTGCAGACCTGCCTGCAGACGTATGGCCATCGCGCTTCCCGCGATACGGTGCGCACGCATCTGGCGTGGCTGCGTGAGCAGGGTCTGGTCAGTCTGACGGATGTTTCCGGCTGTTATGTGGCAGAAATCACCGGTCGCGGTGACGACGTCGCCAGCGGTCTGGCCACGGTTCCGGGGGTGAAAAAGCCCCGCGCGAGGGGGTAATCATGGCGAAGAAAAAACCGTTACCTGCTGCAGCGCGTAGTGCCATCAGACGGCTCGCTGCCGCGTTTGTCTGCGCTGAACTTGAGCTGCAGGTTGTGGCGAAGTTCGTCGAAGAAAAAACGGGCAAGCCCTATGACCGCAACGCTTCTGACAGTTATCTCAATTCGTTTCTGAATTCCGATCCAGAAGTCCGCCGTGTGTGGGAACTGATGCAGAAAGATATTGTATCCACCCGCAAAGACTTTGCCGACCGGCTGGGGAGAGACCGTGACTGCTGAACAACGCCCGACCCGTGGTCGCCCCTCCAAAATCGATCTGCTGCCGGATGGCGTTCGCGACCAGCTGCACCAGATGCTGCGCGAGAAACGTCATACACAGGAAGAGATCCGCGAGGCCATCAACGAACTCATCGACGGCCACAACCTGCCGGAAGACATGAAGCTCAGCCGTACGGGCCTGAACCGTTACGCCAGCCGTATGGAAGAGTTCGGGGCCAAAATTCGCGCCTCCCGCGAAATGGCCGAAATCTGGGCCGCGAAGCTGGGTTCTGCGCCGACGTCTGACGTCGGCAAATTGTTGATGGAGTTTGTGAAAACGCTGGCATTCGAAACGTCGATGTCACTCGCTGAAGAAGAGGGCCCGGTTGAGCCGAAGGCTCTTGGTCAGCTCGCGCTGGTTGCCCAGCGTCTGGAAGCGGCAGCGATGGCCAGCCACAAACGTGAGAAAGAAATCCGCCGGGTATTCGCCGAAGAAGCCGCCGCGCAGGCGGAGAAAATCACTAAAAGCGCCGGTCTGTCTGCGGAAACCGCCGCTGATATCCGTCGCCAGATTCTGGGGATTGCATGATGGCCGGGCCTCTGTCAGCACAGGAACAGTTACGTAATCAGTCCGCCAGTGCCATTCTGGCGGGCGAGTTCGACGCGGATCAGGTGTTGCTGCCTTATCAGCGCCGGTGGATTGCGGACACGTCCCAGCTCAAGATTGCCGAGAAATCCCGCCGTACCGGTCTGACGTGGGCGGAAGCCGCCGAGGCCGCGCTCAGCGGGTCAATGTCGCCGGAAGCCGGGGGAACCGACACCTTCTATGTCGGCACCACCAAAGACATGGCGCGTGAGTTTATTGACGCCTGCGCCATGTGGGCGAAGGCATATAACCTCGCGGCCTCCGCGATTGGCGAGGAAGCGCTGGAGGATGACGACAAGGACATTCTGGTTTACGTCATCAACTTTGCCAGCGGCTTCAAAATCAAGGCGCTGTCGTCCAACCCCTCTAACCTGCGCGGTATGCAGGGTAATGTCATCATCGACGAAGCGGCATTCCAGAAAGACCTTGCTGCCGTGCTGAAAGCGGCGCTGGCACTGACTATGTGGGGTTCAAAGGTCCGTTTGATCTCCACTCACAACGGCATTGAAAACCTGTTCAATACCATCATCACCGACAGCCGCGCGGGCAAGAAACGTTATTCCGTTCACCGTATTGATATTGAGCTGGCCATCAGCGAGGGGCTGTATCGTCGTATCTGCCAGGTGACGAAAAAGCCGTGGTCACCCGATGCCGAGACGGAGTGGCTGGCGAACCTCCTGAGCGATACTGCCACCGAAGAAGATGCCCGCGAGGAATACTACTGCGAGCCGAAGAACGGCGGCGGCACCTATCTGGCCCGCTCCATCCGTGAGCGAGCTGCGCGGGGCACCGGTCCCGTTCTGCGCTTCACCGGCACGGCTGCGTTCAATGCCATGCCGGAAATTATCCGTGCGCTGGATATGCAGGAATGGCTGGATAAGGTGGTACTGCCCGTGCTGAACACGCTCCCGCAAAACCTTCGCCACTGCCTCGGCGAGGACTTTGCGCGGTCTGGCCACCTGACGGTCTTTGCGCCGATGACCGTCAACGACGACACCACACGTACCGTACCGTTCCTTGTTGAGCTGGCCAACGTTCCCTATAAGCAGCAGGAGCAGGCGCTGTTCTTTATCTGCGACAGGCTACCGCGCCGCGACGGTGTCAAGCTCGATGGCCGTGGGAACGGTAACTACCTGGCCGAACAGGCGGCGGAGAAGTACGGCGCAGAGGTGGAGGTGGTCATGCCTTCCGTCGCCCACTACCGCGAGAACATGCCGCGCTTCAAGGCGGCGTTTGAGGATGATGAACTGGTGTTGCCTAAACACGAGGACGTTATCAGCGACCTCGGACAGATTGTCGTTCAGCGTGGGGTGCCAGGAATTGATGACCGGGAGAATACCGGCAGCGATGGCCACAAGCGTCACGGCGACAGCGCGTATGCGATCTTCCTCGCCTTTCTCGCCAGCAAAGAAGACTGCCAGCGCTACGAACTGCACCGTCTCAACAAACCACAACAGCAGCGCAACAGCGACAGTCGCCGTCAGTTGCGCATTACCCGTGGCCTTAAAAATCAGCGAGGACTGCTCTGATGGCAAAGAAAAAGAAGCGTACCGCCCGTAATCTTATGAATACCCAGACGGGCGAGCGGGTGGCGGTTGATGCCGTAAAAATGACTCAGCCAGAAGCCCGCGCCGGGAGCGTCAGCGTCCGGCGACCCTCTCCGGGTATCAGCGTGGCGAGTACCTTATCCCCGGCCAGACTGGCCGGGGTGTTACGTAATGTGACCGAAGGCAATGCCAGCGACTACTTCATCCTCGCCGAAGAGATGGAAGAACGCGACCTGCACTATTCCAGTGTGTTACGTACCCGCAAGCTGACCGTCGCCGGTATCCCTCCGGCAGTGGAAGCGGCAAGTGACGATGAGCATGATGTGATGCTGGCCGATGCTGTTCGCGATCTTGTCGAGCAGCCGCAAATCCCTGAACTACTGTTCGATCTGCTTGATGGTCTGGGTAAAGGCGTGGGTGTCTGCGAAATCCTCTGGGATACAGCGGAAGTCTGGAAGCCGCGCGACTATGAATGGGTTGACCCTCGTTTCCTCAAACCTGACCGCGAGACCCAGCGCCAGTTTCGTCTGCTGACCGATGAACAGCCGGTTGATGGTATCCCGCTGACGCCGGGTAAATATGTCATTCACTTCCCCCGCCTCAAGTCCGGCCTGCCGCTGCGTAATGGTCTGGCCCGTCTGGTCGCGGTGATGTATATGCTCAAGTCCTTTACCGTCCGTGACTGGTGGGCGTTTGCCGAGAAGTTTGGCATACCCATCGTCGTCGGTAAGTACGGGAATAATGCCACCGATGAACAGATTAAGACCCTCATCGATGCGATCGCCTCCATTGCATCGGATGCAGGCTGCGCCATCCCGCAAAGTATGCAGCTGGAAATGCAGGAAACTGCCAGCCGCAACGGAGGCGGCGCACTCTTCAAAGAGATGGCCGAGTGGTGCGACGCCCAGACCAGTAAGGCCGTACTGGGGCAGACCATGACCACCGACGACGGCAGCTCGCGATCTCAGGCCGACGTGCATGACCGGGTGCGCATGGATATTGCCCGCTGGGATGCCCGTCAACTGGAGAACACTCTAAATGAGTTTCTGGTACGCCCGTTTATCCAGTTCAACTATGGGCCGCAGGAAAAGTACCCGCGTGTGAAGCTGACTATCAGCGAACCGGAGGACCTCAAAGCCTTTGTCGATGCGCTTATCCCCCTGGTCGATCGTGGTCTGCGGGTGCAGGAATCGGAGGTGCGGGACAGGTTCGGTCTGGCTGAGCCGGAGAACGGCGCGACGGTACTCTCACCGTCCAATAGCTTCTCCGCCTTCAGCCCTGCACCGGCACTCAACCGTGCGCAACTGGCGCTTAACCGTTCGCAGGACGATGAGATTGACGTGATGGCCAGCGAGGCAATGAAAGACTGGGAGCAGACCGGCGACGCCTTTACCAGTCCGGTACTGCAGCTGGCGAAGGACGTGGGGAGCTTTGAGGAGTTTCTGGCGCGTCTGCCGGACCTGCAGAAGACGCTTGAACCTGCCGCGTTCGTCGAGCAGCTGGCGATGCTGAGCTTTAAGGCGCGGACACTGGGAGATGCGAACGATGGCTAGGGCTCCCGATATTATCCCCAAAGAGGCGCTGGCCTGGCTGAAGTCGAAAAAGCTGACGCCGGGCTTCGATTACCGTGATGTGTGGAAGCAGGAACACAGCATCGGTTTCACCGTGGCGAAGATGACGCATCTCGACCTGCTCTCTGACGTCAAAGCGCTGGTTGATGAAGCAATGGCCAGCGGCCAGTCGTTCGCCGAGTTCCGGGAGGTGCTGAAGCCCATGCTGGTGAAACGGGGATGGTGGGGCCAGCAGTTGATGGATGACCCGCTGACAGGTGAGACAAAGCCGGTGCAGCTTGGCAGCGATCGTCGTCTGCGAACTATCTACGATACCAACATGCGCACCGCCCGCAGTGCCGGTCAGTGGGACCGCATCCAGCGCACTAAACGCGCAATGCCCTATCTGCTCTATACGCTGGGCCCGTCCCGCGAGCACCGCGCCGAGCACCTGAAATGGGCTGACCTTTGTCTACCCGTTGACGACCCGTTCTGGCTGACTCATTTCTGCCCCAACGGCTGGGGCTGTAAATGCGGGGTTCGCCAGGTCAGTAAATACGAGTACGATCAGCTGCAGAAAAATGGCGTCCCGCGCAACGTGCAGCAGCTCGACGACAGCGGCCAGCCAACCGGCCACGTTATCCGCCAGACCGTCCCGGTCCGCACCGAAGCTCCGCCAGTGAAACGGGTGAAGTGGGTTAACAAGCGTACCGGTGAAGAAGAGATGGTGCCGGAGGGGATTGATCCGGGCTGGGACTACAATCCGGGTACGCGCCGTCAGGCCGAACTGGAGCGCCAGTTGGCTGCTAAGCAAAGCGCCTTCGACAGTAATAACTAATCTAGGCAGTAATCCGCCTCAAACGCGCTCAGAGACTTTACCGGCATTTGTGGTACGATGATTCTCTGAAAATTTCTTAAACGCGCCACGGAGTTTTTGAACGGGGTTTAAACGGGGGTTAGTGTCATGGCATCAGTGAACGGGATTAAATTGGTATCTACATTAGTTTTTCCTGATACCACGAAGATGAGATTCGAGATTTTTCAGGGCACCAACACACCAACGATGTGGGGGGTTCACATATATTTGCTCAAAATTGTTGATATCCATAAGAGCCGAGCCCCTATAAGCATGAACAGAACAGGTTCATCCATGACACACGAAGGCAATGTATGGATATTTGTCAAAGGTGTGTCTTGCGAAAACGTCACAACGATTGCTCAGGCTGAGGCATTTGTCGAAGAATACTATGAAAAAAATAGATTCATGTTGTTGAATCATTTTAATACCCTCTAACAGGGAAAGCGGTTAATCCTCTTTCTTCTTCCCCATCGCCGACACTGTCCGTCAGTTACCTTTAACGACGGACAGCACCATGCCAAAGCCTGCAACACAACTCGAATTTCTGGCCCTGTGCTTCGAGCTTCCCGACCTGTCGGATGCCAGTACACCGCTGCCGGAATGGTTGCCTATGATCCCTGCGGGCACATTCACTGGCCGGGATGGCCGTTCGTGGATTAACGACAATCCCGCTGCGGTCATTGCCGCCTCATTCCGTTATCCAAAGTTACCGATTGATATCGAACACGCTACCGAACTGCTTGGCCCGAAAGGCGAAGAAGCACCGGCCTATGCCTGGATTGATTCCATGCGCATTAATGCTGACGGTAGCCTGGATGCGCACGTTGAGTGGACGCCTGATGGTGAAGCATGTGTCAGGGGTAAGAAGTACCTCTATTACAGTCCGGCCTTCCGTTATCTCTCAACAGGTCAGGTGACGCTGCTGTCCAGCGCTGGCCTGACCAACAAACCCAACCTGTATTTACCCGCCCTAAACTCGGAGAACACCATGACTGTACCTTTGCAGATCGTCACTGCGCTGGGTCTGGCTGCTGCTGCGTCGGTTGACGATGTTGTGTCGGCTATCCAGACCATCAAGAACAGCGAACAGACCGCGCTGAACCGTGCTCAAAACCCGGACCTGTCAAAGTTTATCCCGCAGGAGACCTATCAACTGGCGCTCAATCGCGCTCAGACAGCGGAAGAGCGCCTGAAGACGCTGGATGAGAAGACGGCCACCGCGCTGGTTGACGATGCCGTAACCGCCGGGAAAGTCGCGCCCGCTAACCGCGATATGTATCTGGCCCTTTGCCGCAGTGAAGAAGGTCGCAAGCAGTTTTCAGAGTTCGTGAAAACTGCGCAGCCACTGGTTAATCAGGACCCGTCCAAAGGCAAAGAGAACAAGGGCCAGCAGACCGAGCTTACCGAAACTGAGCTGGCGATTTGCCGCAGCATGGGTATCTCGCAGGAAGAGTTTCTCGCCGCTAAACCGAAACAGGAGCAATAACAATGCCAGCACCGTCAGCTGAAATTCTGCACGCACTCACCACGTCCCTGAGTGCCGCCTTTACTAAAGGTCTTGCGGGCGTCAGGCCGCAATATCTGCGCATCGCTACTGAAGTACCGAGCGGCTCTGCGTCCAATACGTATGGCTGGCTCTCGGACCTGCCGACTATCAAAGAGTGGGTCAGCGCCCGCCAGTTCGCGCAGTTGTCTCAGTACGGCTACACCATCGCCAACAAGACCTGGGAAAACTCGATCCGCGTCAAGCGTGAAAATATCGAAGACGACCAGATTGGTCAGTACAGCGTGATTGCTCAGGCATTCGGTCAGCAGGTCGCCGAGTTCCCGGACACGCTGAGCTTCCCGCTGCTGGTTGCCGGCTTCAGCACCCTGTGCTTTGACGGCCAGAACTTCTTTGATACCGACCATCCGATGGCGGGCGGCACCTACAGCAACGTTGTGGGCGATATCGCGACCGACACCGGCGAGCCGTGGTTCCTGATTGATGAGAGCCAGGTACTCAAGCCGATCCTTTACCAGAACCGCCGTCCCTTTAACTTCCAGGCACTGGATGACCTCAGCAGTGACCACACCTTCAAGAACAATGAGTTCCTGTATGGCGTGGATGGCCGCTGCAACGTGGGCTTTGGTTTCTGGCAGACCGCCTGCGGGTCCCGCGCACCGCTGACTGTCGCTAACTATGAAGCGGCGGTGAAGGTGTTGCAGGGCATGAAGCGTGATTCCGGTTCGCCACTGGGGATCCGTCCGACCACGCTGGTCGTCGGCCCGAACAACCGCGCAGCCGCGAAGAAGATCATCGACGCGATGCTGGTCGATGGCGGTAACTCCAACATCTATTACAAGGATGTGGAAATCGTCGACAGCCCGTTTATCACCACCCCGGCGTAATCGCCAGTCTGCGTTTTAAAACCGTTACAGCGGGCGTTAAACCCGCTGTAACCCACCTTTAAAGAGGATGGAACAGTGAGTGGAACGAAAGAAAAAACAACGGGTAAGCAAAACGCTAAAGGTCGCGCTGGCAAGGTTTCAGCGTCGGAAGTGGCACAGGCTGATGCATCTGACCTGCAGGGAGCTGAACGGTCAGTCACATTGCCAGGGCATTACATTGCGGTGGGTGCGTCCCCCGTCAGCCTGAAGCCTGGCGATGCTGGTGCGCCTCCGTCATCTGATGACGTCATTACCCTGACCGGGGACAACGTCAGCATTTCTGCCCCTGCGATTCACATTTCAGCGGAGCACCTTAATTCCGTACAGCGTGAATTACAGACAAACCTGACCCCCGAAGGTCTGGCCGCCGGTGGCGGAAGTGAGAACCTTATCACCGCGTCCCCTGCAACCGATGATGTGGTGGTGCTGGAGGTTCGCGCCAGACATGAGCGCGGATTCTGGCGCTGCGGTCGCTTCTGGCCGCGCGAGCCGGTGCATGTGTTTGTCAGCGACGATCCCGATGGCGATAACGAGGCGAACGCGCTGGAGGGTGATGTGGTGGTTGAGTGCTTCATCAGTCACGAAACCGCCGAGCGACTGAAGGCTGAGCCTAATCTGGTGGTGGCGGTAGTGCCGGTTCTGCAGGTGGCGGAGAAAGACTGATGGGAATTTACGTTACCCGTGATGACCTGCTGGCTGCGGACGGGTCGCTGGTCTGGACTATGGCCATCGACAAGGCAACGAACCAGCTCGACGAGACGAAGATAGCCACGGCCATCGAGGATGCCGACGCGGAGATCAACTCGTTTCTGTCAAAGCGCTATCAGCTGCCGCTGAACATCACCACCGTTCCGCGACCGCTGCACCGGGTAGCCGTATCCATCGCCATTTACTGGCTGTCCGAGCGTGACAATCAGATCACCGACCTGATTCAGAAGCGCTACGACAGTGCCGTCCAGACCCTGAAGGAGATGTCGAACGGCACCCGCGACCTCGGCCTGCCGACCGACACACCAGCCCCGGAGACCGATAACGGCAGGATGATTGTTGTCAGCGATAACAAACGCCTGTTCACCCGCAACAACCTCAAAGGGGTGCTGTGATGGGGATTTCGGTTGAGGTTATCGGCGCTGAGAAGCTGCAGCAGATGCGCATGGCCATCGAGAAACTGTCCGACAGTTCGCTGCAGCAGGAGCTGCTGGAGAGCATCGGGGCTGTCGTGGAATCGCAGACCCGCCGCCGCATCAGCAACGAGAAAACCTCACCGGCTGGCGAGCGCTGGGAGGAGTGGTCCGAGGGTTACCGCAAGACCCGCAGCGGGAATCAGAGCCTGCTGCAGGGCAAGGGCGATCTGCTCGACAGCATCCAGTACATCGTAGAACGTGGCCGCGTTCGTGTGGGTTCGCCGCTCAGCTACAGCGGCGTTCACCAGGACGGCTTTGCAGGTAGCGTCCCGGTCAGCGCCCACAAGCGTCTCATTCACCAGGCGTTTGGCCGGGCGCTCAAGCATCCGGTCTGGCAGACCGTCGGTTCCCATAACCGCATGATGAATATTCCGCAGCGCGAGTACCTCGGGCTGTCCACCGCAAACAGTGATGAGCTGATGCATGTCATCGGCGACTTCTGGAAAGAGGTATTACCGTGACTAACGAACGTCCGCCGCTGCTGACCACCGGATCCACGGTCTCCGCCGCTGAGAACATTGTGGCGTGGCTGAAGCCGGAGCTGCTGAACGAACCTCAGCAAAACAAACCTGACCGCGTCAGCGTTATCGAGCGCCATATCGGCCAGTTCAGCACCCCGGCAGAGGTCAAAACCTACCTGACGGATCGTGATGGTTGCATCCGTCTGGCCGCACTCCGCGTGCGCAATGTCCGCTCTCAGGCTGGCGGTACTGTCGGCGATGTCACCTGGGCGGCCTACGTCATGGCCACCGATGCATGGGGATATACGCGCGATACCCGCTGCGAGGTGCTGGTCGGAAAGCTGGTACGCCGTATTGTCCAGCGCGGAGCCGCTAACGGTATGAAGGCCGAGCGTCTGGCCACCTCCGTCAGTGCCGACAATATCTATTCCGGCGGGCTTAACGATCTGGGGCTGACCATGTGGGCCGTGACGTGGGAACAGGAGTTCCGCCTGGATGATGAAATCGACCTGGCCACCCTCCCTGACTTCCTGCGGCTGGGTGCAACACTGCAGGTCAGCGACGATACCGACCCCATTAAAGGCGTTATTAACGTAAGAGAGCCATAACGATGAAGAAACATATTAAGCCCGCCCGCGCGGGGTTGCAGGTCCGTAAAGCTGATGGCCAGCGCCTCAATCCCGAAGGAGAAACGCTCCTCATGAGTGCATGGTGGCACCGCCGCGAAACCGAAGGTGATGTTGTTATCACCGGTATCCAGGCTGAATCCGTAACCGAACCGGCGGAAGTCCGCCAGACCCGAACCGCAAAGGAGAAGTGATATGTCGTCACTGGGTAATATTCCTGCTGATATCCGCGTCCCGCTGGTGTACATCGATATTGATAATTCTCAGGCGCTCGACAGCGCCCCGGCGCAGTCGCGCAAAATTATCGTCATTGGCCAGCAGAGTGCGACCGGCACTGCTGCCGTTCTGACGCAAAACCGCATCACCAGCGACGGCACCGCTGACCAGCTTTACGGCAAAGGCTCCATGCTGGCCGGGATGCTTAAAACCCTGCGTAAAGCCAACAGCTATACCGAAGTGTGGGCGATGGGCCTGGCTGATATCGCTGCCGGTGCTGCCGCAAAAGCAGAGCTGGCCATTACTGGCCCGGCCACCGCTGCAGGTACGCTGGCCCTGCTGGTTAACGGAATCTCGGTGCAGGTCGGCGTCAGCGCTGAAGCGACAGCGGACACCATCGCAGCCTCCATCATCACCGCCGTCAATAAACTCCCGGACACGCAGGTTATCGCCGCGCTGAAAGCCGCATCAACAACGTCAGTCACCCTGACCACCAACTGGCAGGGCGCGACCGGCAATGCGATGGACATCCGTCTCAACTACTACCCCGGCGAGCAGACACCGGCAGGCGTTGCCGTGGCTGTGACTGCGTTCACCGGCGGCACCGGCACCCCGGATATTGCGGCTGTCGTCGCGGCGCTGGGCGATGACTGGTACACCGATATCGTGTTTCCGTACAACGACACGCAGAGCCTGAACACTGTCCGGGATGAGCTGCTCGAACGCTGGGGACCGCTCAAGATGATTGAGGCGCAGCTCTGGACGGCGTTCCGGGGCACTCATGCCGAAAGCGGCACCTTTGGTGAAACCCGCAATGACTGGCTGATTTCCTGCATCGGGACCAACATCGCACCGCAACCGCACTGGATGTGGGCGTCATCCTATGGCGGCATAGCGTCCTACTATCTGGCCAACGACCCGGCCCGTCCGCTGCAGACGCTGGTGCTGCCGGGCATCCTGCCGCCGGTCAAAACGGTGCGCTGGGACATGCCGGAGCGCAACCTGCTGCTGCATGACGGCATCGCTACCCATTACGTTGACGCCAGCGACAACGTCTGCATCGAGCGTGAAATCACGATGTACCGCGTCAACCAGTACGGCGATACCGATACCTCGTACCTCGACGTGCAGTCACCGGCGACGCTGGGGCGTATCCGCTACGTCATCAAAAACCGCTTCACCACCCGCTACCCGCGTCACAAGCTGGCCGGTGATGATGTACTCGACTTGCTTGATCCGGGCCAGCCGGTGATGACACCGAAGATTGCCCGCGCCGAGCTGCTGGATATCGCGCTGACTGAGCTGATCCCGGCGGGTCTGGTTGAGGACTTCGACGACTACAAAGACACGCTGGATGTCTATCTCGATGGCGCCGACAAAAACCGCCTGAACTTCATCTGCCACCCGAACCTGGTTAATCAGCTGCGTGTGCTGGCCGGTCTCGTCCAGTACAAACTTTAAGGAGTCACTATGAGCATTCTGGGTATGGCGGCCATTCGCATTAATGGCCGTGAAATCAAAACTGAGGGGAAATCCACCCTCAATCCGGGCGGTAAAACGCGCACCCAACATATGGGCGGCGGCAAGGTCTGGGGCAACTCAGGCAAGATGGCAGGTCCCTCGATCCAGATGACCATCGCTGCAGCGCAGGACATGGACGTTATCGAAATCAGTGGCTGGGAGGGGGTCACCGTCATGTTCGAGGGTGATAACGGCCTGACCTACATGATGACCGGCGCGGCGACGGCTGAACCGGCCACGCTGGAGGAGGACGGCGGCACTATCAGCGCCAACTTCATCGGCGAAAAACTGGTGAAGGTGTAAATCATGGCTGAGATGAAAATCACTTTAAAGCACGGTTACATCGCCGGTAAAGGCACTGACGATGAGATCCGCTACAAAGAAGTCACCTTCCGTGAACTGACCTCAAAAGACGTTATCGACGCCCAACTGGAAGCTGAGCGCGTGGTCATCGGCGAGAACGGCAAGGCCGTCGCGTACTGCTCTGAGGTCCTTATGGGGCTGGCACTGCTGCGTAAGCAAATCCTTTGGGTGGGTGAAATCCCCGGACCGCTGTCGCTTAAACAGCTTTACAGCTTCCACCCGGAAGACCTTGAGCTGCTGTCCAGCAGCGCGAGCAAAATGGATGACCTCGTGACGGAGACCGCTGGCCGGGGGCGACCTGATGCCGCTGGCGACGGCGCTCAGTAATCTCATCGTCAATTTGTCTCAACGTTTTGATATGTCCTACCTGCAGCAGTTGCCTCTCCGGCAGCTGCTGCGCCTGACAGAACAGCTGAGGAAGCAACATGGCAAACCGCCTCACCACTGAAATACTCATCAATCTGTCAGGTAACCTGACCGCGAAAGCCCGCCAGTACGGAGCCAACATGTCCGAGTTCGCCCGTACAAATCAGAGGGCGATGTCAGTTGTTAAAGCCACCTCTGCTGCTGCAGGTCGAGGGCTTGATGCATTGGGTAATCGCTACACAACAATGATTGCGGGTTTTGCCGGGGGGGCTCTGTTACGAAATTATCAACAATTAGATAGACGTTTAACTCGAATGGGGATTACTGCAGGTAAAACACGAAAAGAGATTGCTGATATTTTCGATACCTCACAAAACGTAGCGATTAAGTTTGGAGTCGATACCAGCGAAATTCAGGGGGCCTTTGAGGAAATCAACGGCCGGTCTGGGGATCTGAATCTTGCGCTCAAGAACACCGACAACATAGGAATGGCGATAGCCGCTTCAGGAGCCGATGGCGCGACTCTTGGTGGACTCATCGCTGAGTATAAAAAACTTCAGATAGAAGATAAAAAGCAGACTCTACTTGCTCTGGATGGAATGAACCGGCTAGGTAAGGAAGGTGCTTTCGAACTTAAGGATGCCGCTGAAAAATTACCTGCTTCTCTTTCTATGTACGCCGCTGTTGGCGGGAAAGGTGTTAAAGGCGCAATGGATGTGATGACCGTTGCAGAATCTGCTATGGATGTAACAGCCAATAAAGATAAAGCAGCAACAGCCGTCGAAAATTTTATTCGTGACCTCCAGAATCCAAAGGTTGTTAAGACGTTGCAAAAAAATGGCATCAACGTTTTCGATGACAATGGTTCAATGCGACCCCTTCCTGACTTACTTCAGGAAACCGCTGCGAGATCTTCCCGTGGAGGCATAAAAAAACAACGCGGACGCCTCACTGAAGCCGGGTTTAATCAGGACAGTATGGATTTAATTGCAGGCGTTACCGGAGAGGCAGGCGCAAAAAAATTAAAAACTTATATGGGCGTAGTTGCCGATGGTCAGAGCATTATTGAGGATGCGGCTTATGCATCACAAGATTTCACATCAGCTATGCAACGCCTCGCAACAACCCTGGAAAAATTCGCTAATAAGAATCTGGCTAAGCCTATTCAGGAACTTGCGGATGTCATTAATAACTTAGACCCAAAAGTTGTCCAGGAATGGCTGGAGTTCGGTAAGAATGTAGCCATTTCGATAGGTGGGATTATTGCTGCAAGGAAGGCGTTCAAGTTTGGTAAAGATATCTGGGATATGTTTTCACCTGGCAAAGGAAAGGGGATACCAGGAGATGTAGCAGACGTTTTTGGTTCCGGGGTAATGCCTGTTTATGTGACCAACTGGCCAGCCGATGGGGTGGGCGGAAAAGGAGAAAATAAGGTTGACGATCTTCTTGATGCTTCCTCTGATCTTCCTGGTTGGCCGGGAATGCTCGCTCGTGGCGGACTAATCATCAGCAAGTTGATGGGTTTGACTGGGATGGACCCTTTTTCGGATGAAGGGCGTAACGAACTCCTTAAAAGAGTTCAGCAGAATAATGAGCGCTCAACGATGTGGGATGACTTAAAGAACTGGCTTGATTCATCGAGTCAGTCACCTGCAGGCTATCAGGACCCGTCACCGTGGGCTTCAATGCAGCCCCAGAACCAATATGCTTATCCGTTCCTGCCCCAGCAGCTGAAAGGCAGTATAGAGGTCTCCGTTAAAGATGATCGGGTTCAGGTGACCAACGTCAAGGTCAATGCCCCCGGCGTCACCCTGAGCGCCCAGTCTGGCGTCAGTAATGTGGAGCAGGACTGATGGCCACTAAATGGGAAGACCTGCGTGATGCCTCGTTCCGGGGCGTCCCGTTCTTTTTCCGCGACGTCGAGGGCGCTGGCGGTCGCCGTGCTATCCCCCACGCTTACCCCAAAAAAGAGGTGGGCTGGACGGAAGACCACGGCGCGGTGCTGACTCAGCAGCAGATTAACGCAATCCTGCTCGGCAGTGACTACATCGACCAGATGAACCGCCTGCTGGCGGCGCTCAATACCGCCGGTCCCGGCGAACTGGTGCATCCGTGGTTCGGCGTTCAGAAGGTTCAGGTGGGCCGCGTTACGCATCGTCTCTCCACCGAAGAAGGCGGCATTGTCTACATTTCCTTTGAGGTGTACGAGGCTGGCGAGCAGTTGTTCCCGTCCGGCACCGAAGACACCAGCGCCACCACGCTCAGCGCGGCGGATAAGGTCAAGGAAGCGCTGGCCAGCGGGGATTATTTTGCGGCGCTCGATGGCGTTGGCAGCATGGTGGACACGCTTCTTGAGGACATGGAGGGCTTTGTCACCAGCCTGCCGACCCTGCCGGATGCGCTCAGTGAGTGGATGGACCGCCTCAACCGGTTTAAGGACCTCGCCGGTATTGTGGCCGCCGCACCTGGTGAAATGATCCGCGATATCACCGGCCTCATCAGTGATATGAAAGACCTCGTCTCTGAGCCTCCGTTCACCCTGCGGGTCTACGACCAGTTGCGCGACAAATGGGAAGGCGACCGCGCAGCACAGTCCTCTACCAAATCTCTGGTCGATAACATCAGCGTGAACACCGATACCGGCTTTGCCAGCAGCGTCACACCGGCATCGACGCCGGAGACCACTGCAGCGATGGAGACCAATATCGAAGACTTCCGGCGTCTGGTCATCATTTCCACGCTGGTCGCTCAGGCTGAAGCGGTGGCCACAGCAACCTTCGAGACCGGTCAGGATGCGCAGAATACCGGCGACCAGCTGGCTGAGCGTCTCGGCGAGACCGCAGCGGAAGCTGTCGAAAGCGGTCTCCGTGAATTGTGGCGCTCCCTTCGCGAGCTGCGGTTCGCGGTGGTGAATGATGTGCGTATTCGCAGCATCCAGCTGCCGGAGCTGCGCCGCGTCACCCCGGCCCGGACAGTACCGGTGATGCTGCTGGCCTACCGCGAGACCGGCGACGCGGAGAACCGGGACGAACTGGTGACCCGCAACCGGCTGCGCTATCCCTCCTTTATTACGCCTTCACAGACGATTGAGATCATCAGCAATGACTGAAGAGTTAACCCTGAACGTTGACGGCAAGGTCTGGGGCGGCTGGACAGACATGACCATTAACCGCTCGCTGGAGTCTGTGGCGGGCGAGTTCGACCTGACCGTCACCGCCCAATGGTCATCTGCCGCTCCGCGCTCCATCAAACCCGGCCAGTCCTGCACGGTCTCCATCGGCAGCGACCGCGTTATGACCGGCTACATCGACGACTTCATTCCCAGCTATGACTCGGAAAACGTATCCCTGCGCGTGATGGGGCGCGACAAGACCGGCGATCTGGTGGACAGCTCGGTGGTCGATAAGTCCGGTCAGTGGAAAGGTCAGAAACTGGAACAGCTTGCGGCCACCATCTGCAAGCCCTACGGCATCGAGGTGGTTAATGAGACCGACACCGGCGACGCCTTTGCCAGCATCACCCTGGAACAGGGCGAAACTGGCTTTGAACTGCTCGACCGTCTGGCTAAACAGCGCGGCGTTCTTGTGACTTCAGACGCGTACGGGCGGCTGGTTATCACCCGTGCTTCCACCCGGCGTGCGGGAGTAAGGCTCACCCTCGGTGACAATATTCTGGCCGCCCGTGGCCGCTTCAGCTGGCGTGAGCGTGCCAGTCAGTACATCGTCAAGGGCTCCGCCAGTGCGGGCGGTGTGACATGGGATGACCAGCCTGTGAAGATGGTCGGCGGGCGTCAGACCGTAGTCAGCGACCCGGAGATCACCCGCTATCGTCCGAAGATTCTGGTCAACGAGGATAGTCTGACGGTCGGCGGTGCCAGCGCCCGTGGGGAGTGGTACAAGACCCGCATGATGGGGGAAGCCAACACCACTGAAATCACCGTTGCAGGCTGGCGGGAGAATGGTGCTACCGGGCCGCTCTGGCAGCCTAACCTGCTGGTGCCAGTGACCGATGAAATCCAGCAACTCGATGTCACCTGGCTGATTAAGACAGTTTCCTTTATGGAAGGCGATCAGGGGCGTCTGACTGTGCTGTCACTGGTGCCGCCTGAGTCGCTGGATATGCCCGAACAGAAAGCTAAAAGTAAGGGTAAAAAGGCGAAGTCGAAGACTTCAGTGGGGGTTACATGGGACTGAAGGAGGTCAACTTTTCCCGCTCTATCGCGGCTATGTGTCGCCGCCTGCGCCTGATGGTGGACCGCGCGCTGGTACGTATCGTGACGGACAGCCTCGGTCGGCAGAACCTGCAGGTGCAGTCGCTGGCCGATGAGACCAATGACGATGTCGAGCGCTTCCAGAACTACGGGTTCACCAGCGTTCCGCCTGTGGGCTCTGAGGCCATTGTCGTCGCCGTGGGCGGACGTCGTGGCGGTCTGGTGGCCATCGCTGTCGAGGATAAAGGGAGTCGCCCCCGTGGCGGTGAAGAAGGCGACGTTATTCTTTATCATCAGGAAGGCCATATTATTCGCCTGAAAAAGGATGGCGAGATTGAAATAACAGGGAAGAAGGTAAATGTGGTTGCAGAAGAGAGCTGTGACATTATCGGTAAACAGATAAATATCACCGGCCCCACTTCTTTCAGTGAAGATATCAAGGTTCATGGAAAAAGTTTCCTTGACCATATTCATAAGGATGGTGACGGTGAAAACACGACTAAACCTTTATGACCATCAGAATAAACTGGCACCTGCCCGCTGGCGGCGACATCGAGATTGAACACAATGGCCTTTCGTTTGACGAGGGCCTTGTTTCTTTGGTGTATATCTGTCTGTTTACTGATGCGCGGGCAGATACCAGCGACGAAATACCCGACGGCACCGATGACCGTCGCGGCTGGTGCGGTAATTCCTTCAGCGAGTTTGAATGGGGCTCAAAGCTCTGGCTGATTGACCGTGAAAAGCTGACCGAAGAGGTCAGGCTCCGCGCGGAGAATTACGCCCGTCTGGCCATGCAGTCGTTATTACGTTACGGCTATGCGCGAAATGCGCAGGTCATTGCGACTATTCCCCGTATTAACTGGCTGGCATTAACCATTATTCTCACCCGCCCGGATAAAACCGAGTTAACCGTCGAAATAAAGAAACGCTGGGAGGCGGTAGAAAATGGCTACATTTAATGTCCCGACGCTCCGCCAGCTTATTCGTGCCGGTATTCAGGATTTAGAGATTGAACTCGACCAGGAATTACCGATTGTCGGCGTTGAACGCGCGTTAAATACCGCTTTCAGTGGCGCTTTACGCGACGTCTACGATTATCAGACGTGGATTAAAAACCAGATTATCCCGTCAGAGCAGTCCGCCGACGAAACCATTATTGATACCGCCCGCTATGAGGGCGTGATACGCAAGGCCGCATCCTATGCCAGCGGACCGGTCACCTTCACCGGCACCCGACCGCTGCCGCTCGATACCGAAATGCAGACGCAGGACGGCGTGCGCTACCACGTCACCGCCACCAGTGACCCGTCAGCGGGCAAAATCACCGTCACCGTGCAGGCCGACGAGACGGGCCTCAGCGGCAACCTGACGGCGGGCGACGTTCTGACCCTCATTTCCCCGGTGGCCGGGGTGAACAGCGATGGCGTGGTAGCGGATGCCGGGATTTCCGGCGGCGCGGACGTCGAGTCCGTGGCCGAGCTGCTGACTCGTCTGCTGTACCGCAAGCGTAACCCGCCCACCGGCGGCGCACTGCATGATTACGTTATCTGGGCCACCGAACTGCCGGGCATCAGCCGGGCATGGGCCTTTGACTGCTGGCACGGGCTGGGAACGGTGGGCCTTGCGTGGGTCTACGACCAGCGCACTGACATTATCCCGACCGGCACCGACCGCGAGGCGATGCAGGCCTACCTGTTCCGCCATCAGGACCCTGCGACCGGGAGTTACGTCGGCAAGCCCGGCGGTATCGAGGTCTGGCCCATCCCGCTGACGCTCAAGCCGGTGCCGCTGACCATTCGCGTCATCCCCGACACTGCCGCCATCCGTTCTGCGGTCACCCTGAGCCTGCAGGCGCTGTTTCGTTCGGTCTCGCCGGGCGACACGCTGCTGCTCTCTGCCATCCGCACGGCCATCGGCTCATCGACGGGCGTCGCCGACTACGAGCTGGACCTCACCACCAATCAGGCCAGTGAGAACTACGAGCTACTGACGCTGGGGGCTGTCACATGGCGCATCGTGTAGAGGACTGGCAGGACGTTCTGCAGCAGCTGATGCCACGCGGTAAAGCGTGGCCACGCGACCAGACGGCGGCGCTGACGTCACTGCTCCGGGGATTCAGTTCCCGCCTGCAGCTGGCGGAGGCGAACGCGGATTTGCTGGTCACCGAGATGCGCCCGGAGACGACCGACCTGCTGCTGGCCGACTGGGAGGACTATCTCGGTCTGCCGGACTGTAACGCCATCCCGGACGGCTTTGACCGCCGTCGTGATGCTGTGGTGGAGAAGTATCACCGCAAGGGCGGACTAGCCACCTGGCAGATTGAGCAGGCCGTGAAGGATGCGCTGGGCTTCACCATTCAGGTGACCGAAATCCTGCCGCATCACGTCATGCGCGACATCATGTATCCGATTTATTCCCATAAATACCGCTACCTGCTGCAGGTGACGGTCACGGATATGCCGATGATACGCTTTCGCAGTATCAGCAATGTCCTGACGCCGTTAATCAGCCTGCAGGCGCAGATACTGGAATGTTTTTTACGTCGTTACCGGCTCGCTGGCCACGATTATGATTTTCTTTATGAGGTTTAATTATGTATCACCTGGATAATGCCTCTTCCGTTCCTGAGATGCCCGCCATTAAGCCGGTATTATTTACCGAGCGCCGCTGGTTTACCGAAGGCGGCGACGGTATTCAGCCGAGTTATCCGGGCGCGGACTGGTTTAATGCCATTCAGGCGGAAATGCTGAACGTGCTGGCGCTGGCCAATATCACACCGGATAAAACGCAGCTGGACCAGTTTGCTCAGGCCATCCGGTTATTTTCATCGGATTATATGCTGCCGCCGGGTATTCCACTTCCGTGGCCGGGGGCGACCGCGCCGAACGGCTTTATTCTTATGTTGGGTCAGAGCTTCAATAAAACGGCGTATCCTCGTCTTGCCGTTGCGTATCCCTCCGGTGTTCTGCCGGATATGCGCGGCCAGACCATCAAGTTTCTGCCTGCATCCGGGCGTGCGTTGCTGTCGTATGAAGCTGATGGCGTCAAGACTCACGCACACACAGGGAGTATAGCCTCAACAGACCTCGGGACCGTACCCACCAGTAACTTTGATCACGGCACAAAACCCACCAGTCTGGATAACGAGCACGATCACGATGGTGGAATGGTTGGGCCGGGCGCTGTCTGGGACCCGGACTACGTCGTGGGGTCAGATAATGATTCCCATCGTACCCGGAATAAAACCAGCAAAGCCCCGGCCCACGGACATATCGTCGAGATCGGTATTCACGGCCACACTGTTTACATCGGCCCACATGGCCATGTCGTGACTATCAATAGCACCGGTAATGCGGAAAACACCGTTAAAAACATCGCCTTTAACGCCATTGTGAGGTTAGCGTAATGTCATTCGAATTTTCTCAAAGCCCGCAGGCCATCTGGCTTTATCAGTACGACGTCGATGGCGTTTATATTGGCTCCGTCTTTATGACGATCCCGGCAGGCACCGGTTTACCCGTTAATACCACACATATTCCCTGTGAACCGGATAAAGGCCAGACTGGTATATTTAAAAATGGTTACTGGGAATATGTAGAAGATATTCGCGGGACCCGTTACTGGAATATTCACGGCACAGGCTTTGTTATTTCATCCCTGAGTGAATCCCTGCCGGAATGGGCTATTACCATTGAGCCGCCGGTTGCTGATGCCGGTTACGTTCTGCTGTTCACGGATGGTCAGTGGATGCAGATTGAAGATAAAATCGGGCAACTTTACTACGAGACCGATGGCACGAAACATACCGTCTCTGACGCGTGGTTTACGTTGCCGGAGGGCTGCACGTTCATGACGCCACCTGAGGACAAAACGACGTTCGTCACCCGCTGGAACGGGACTGAGTGGGTTTATGTCAAGGATCTGCGCGGTCAGGTTATCTGGAACACCATGACTCGCGCCCCCCTCACCATCACCGATATTGGACCCGTTCCCGACGGCTACACCCTCAAAATGCCGGGGCAGTTTGATGAATGGGATGGCTCAGCCTGGGTGAAAAACACCGATGCTGAACGGGCCTATCTCATTGCCCAGGCTGACCGTCAGAAGGCTAAGCTGCTGTCTGCAGCATCCGAGCAGATCTCTCTGCTGAGCTATGCCGTCAGCAGCGGTCAGGCAACTGACGATGAAACCGCGCAGCTGGCACGCTGGGAGGGGTATCGTCTCGCGGTGAGCCGTGTGGATACCACTGCGGCCAATATTGTCTGGCCTGAGAAGCTGTAAGGAGGCGTCATGTATCATCTCGACAATACCAGCGGCGTCCCGGAGATGCCGGAACCGAAAGATGAACAGTCTATTTCTCCACGCTGGTTCGGCGAGAGCCAGCAGCAAGGCGGAATAAGCTGGCCCGGTGCCGACTGGTTTAATATCATTCAGGCTGAATTATTAAGCATCCTTGATGCGGCAGGCATCCAGGTAGAAAAGAAGCAATTTAACCAGATAACCCAGGCGATCAAGCAGATAGGCGGTGACGGATTGCGTCAAAGCCTTGAGTCGGATGCTGAAGGTGAAGGTGGATATTTAGTAAGGCTTCGAGGGGGTGGTACAGTCGCGGATGCTCTGACTCGTGTGAATGTTCTGCGATTCGGTGCAGACCCTACCGGGCAAACTGACAGCTCTGCGGCAGCACGGAAGGCCAGGAATTTTGCCGTGGCCAGGGGAATTAATGAAATTTACTGGCCCGCAGGAGATTACGTTTGCGCAGATTACACCGAGGACGTCTACCTGCCTGGTGACGACGGCACTGTTAACCCCGCATGGGTGGGTGTCAACGGAGATGTAAATATTGCACCAGAGGTACAATATAAAGCCAAAACCTTCTGTCGATTACCCAGAGGAATGCGCGTAACCGGTGATGGAAAGAACGCAACTCGCATTCGAGGTAACTGGAATAACGCAACTTCACCAATCCCAACTAATATCGCCGACGTTCCGGCTTCGGCAGGTTACGGTTTTTTCTGGACTAATGCGGACAATAAGAGCGCGGTTAACAGCCATAGCATTATCGGCGTTACTCTGGCTCAGTATTATGTTGCCCGTGGCGCAGACGGAATCATTGTGGGGAGTTTTGAAGATGACCTGATTATCGAGGACTGCGCATATTCTGGAATATTCCAGGGAGCGGAACGCTGCCATAGTGCGTGGCTGGACGAAAATCGTGTCTATGCCCCAACAATCGTCGGAGGGCACTGGCTGCAACGAAATAACACGCAGACCATATCTATGCTGCCGCCTTATCCTGCTACTGACGCCTGGACGCTGGGCTGGTGTGATGCCTGGACGTACGGCACTCATCACCACACACAGTATCAGGGAGCCTGGGGAAGCCGTCATATTGCCATCGATAACTTCTTTGACAACATGTATTTCAAGAGTCGTAACACGCCGACTTATGCGAATGGTGGCCGACTTTCCAATAACAGCAATAACCCCGTTGCTATCCCGGGCTGGTTTGGTGTTGCAGGGCGAGCAAGAGTGCTCTTGTCTCGTTATGCCCGGCAGATCAACAGTAATAGCGTCAATTTTGTTAAATCAATGGGCGAGCATCGCACCCCGTATTACTGTGCAACTCCGAACGGTAATAACGTGATTCATGATTGTTTTCTGGAGGCTGTTGGCCTGGTTGATAACCGAATGGCAGCGGTTGGCGGTAACTATTTCGGTATTGCAGTCCCCGACCCGCTAAATCCAGCACGGGCTGGAATAGGTTACATGGCTGGAGAAGGGGGTATTCAGTTAGCTAACTACACCACGTCTGCGCGCCTTCAGCACGCGCCCCTGGTTAGTGTTGCAAACAGGTTATACGGGTCTCAGCAGTATGTTAATTTCGTTCCTAATAATGTTGATAATTACGAACTGGAGCGGCGAAGCCTATGGGACGGGGCTAATACCGTCATCAAATACGCCCGATACAGTCAGTATCAGTTTTCTCAACCCATTGCTTTCTCGTTAGGCGGAGAAAAGTTTTCGTACAGCGTGATGACGTTCACCCCCATTCTTAACGTCGGTGGTGCTGATATTGCTGATGTGGACGCGATTGGTTATCTGATAAAGAACGGCAGGCAGTTAACGCTGCGTTGCCGCTTTACTAAGAGCGGGGAAATCACACTTCCTGCGGGCGCGGTGAAAGTAAAGGGGTTGCCGTATTCCATCCTCAATAACCTTTTCGGCATCAGTTTTGGTTTTGTCTATTGTGAGCAGCTCGCCAGTGAATTAACGGTTTTTCCACGCGTGAAGGAAACACCCACTGAGATAACGCTCGTGAAGAACTCAAAAGGTACGCCACTCTCAGGGGCCGATATCGGCAAGGTGAGTGGCCTGGCACTTTTTGTTGAAATGACAGCATCTATTCTGGAGTAG